CATGACTCATCTGAGTCTCTTCCGCTTCGAATACCAATAACTTGTATTCTACTCCTTTTCAGGATAGTCGTTGAACTTTAACAATGTTAAAAGTTATATTTAATAGCTATGTCTAAATGACGTTTCCTCTGTTTTATTTTTTCAACCATAGACTTTGTAAAGAATTCGTTACTCTTTGTAATTTGAGAGATAGACGAACCTTTTTCTAGTTTTAGACAAATGTCTTCAATTTGTTTTTTTGTAAGATATCCATTGTGTTTTCTACTTGGTTGTTTTTTTACATTTTTAGATTGAGTTATATACTGTAAGTTCTTTAAGCTAGGATTTTGTCTATCTCCATCTATATGGTCACAAACTTCATCCTTGGGTTTATTTCCCACAAAGGTCTTTATTACCATTAAATGAACAAGTCTACTGACTTTTTTCTTATCTTTGTCTAATAGTCTAATTTGTAAGTAACCAGTTTGATGATGTGGTTGTGATTTCAGTAAAACTCCTTCTTTATTTATAATTTTACCATAGTTCGAAATTTTATAATGGTTAATTACCTCTTCTGAAATAGGCTTAAAAACCTCATCTCTTTCTAGTTCAAATATAGTGTTCTTATACTTTGCTCCAATTCTTCTAGCCGTCGTATATAAAGATTTGATATTCTTATACCCTAAACGATTGGCTAATTCTCTATAGTTACAACCAACTTTAGGATACTCTTCTTTTATAATTCTTTTCTTTTCTTTAAACGTCATTTATTCACCTCCTTTGTTATATATATAACATTGTTCTTAGCTGCTGATTGTCTTTGCCATTACGCAGTAAGAGTTTCCAGCAATTCAAAAGATTTATAGAACCCAGTTTTTACTTTAGGCTCTCCAGAAATTCTCATAGTTTGAACGTGTTCGTGCAAGGCTTCTCTTGCAGGCTTTTTCTTATACAATATAGTATTGTTACTCATTTGCCTATGCTTTATACTCGTATCCATTTGCCATTTGCCATTAACTTCTGTATACAAATTAGTCTTTGCATTCCTTGTTTCGTAATCGTCAGCAGATACTAAGGCAATTTCGGCTGCTCTCCTTACACCACCAACAACTATTGCTTCTGCTATTAATCCATTCATATCTAACATATCAATAGGCTTAAGTTTAATTCTATGTCTAGTTAATTTATTACCATTAGAATTTTTAACGATTTTATCTATTCCACTAAAAGATTCTTTTAAAGGTATGTGACCACTAGCCGTGCCTCCGAATGTCTTTAGTATCTCTCCCGCAGGGCGGACATTGTCATAATTAAATAAAATAGTTTTCACTAAATTATCACTCGAACTAGCTTTATAGTTGACTAAGAATTCTAAATAAGTCTTTAACGATTCAGTCCAACCTCTCTTAGAATCTCCAACTACAATTTCTAGTATAGAATTGTTATTTAATGTTGTTGTTGTTAACTCTTGTCTATCTAGTCTTGGTACAGGCTGATAGTCCTTGTGAATTATTTCTATGTCTTGTCTTACTGGTTGTATCTTTTCAACATCCTCTTTCAGTATTCTATATCCGACACCGCTACCTAGCATTAATAAATACATTGCGTCAACTAGGTTAAATATATCATCCATTGTGACATAACTACAATTAAAAGCACTTTGGAAATTTCTTTCAATAGATTCTGTCCCACCTGTATATCTGATTCTGCCAGAAGAGAATACTTTGAAATGGTACATCAAGTCAAATAATTCCTCTGCTTTCTCAGAGTTGCCTTTGGGGTCCAACTCTATCATATAGTCCACAACTCTTGCGTTCATTTCCAACCAAGTTTCTCGTCTATTTACGCCTTTAATAAATCTAGAGTACGTTCTATAGAAAGTAAACTTTGATAACTCTGAGTCAAAAGGATTTGGGTCTCTAGCATAATCTCTTAAAAACTCTTTACTCAAGTATTTAAATTTCTTATAAGGGTGCCATCTCTCTCTTATCTGCTTATGCTTTTCTCTGTATAGTATAAAAGCTTTTACTACTTTGCCTTGGTCTGCGTGTACTAGTTCAGACTCAACCATATCTTGGACTTGTTCTATTGTAAAACTTCTCCCCATAAAATCTTCATGGTATTTAGCCTCTTCTTCTATATTTCTTCCTATGTCCGAACACAGCTTCATATCAAGTTCTACGTCTTTAACATCTGAAAAGGCTGAGGCTATAGCATTAATAACCTTTCCTTTTTGGAATTCTTCTTCACTTCCATCTCTTTTAATAATAAACATATATCACTCCTTTATTCTTTTGTCGTGTAAACTCTATTATAACATAGATTTTCATTGTTGTCAAGTTTATACGAAAAGATTTTCCATTATCATATCTATTTTTTGATATAATTCTTCTTTTGTTGTGTCATTAGATATGTCAAGCATCTCTTTATCCTCTGCTCCTCTTTCTGACTCATGGTCAAATCTATTTATGTCACATGAGCCATCTCTGTGCTTCACTCTTTGTTCTGCTAAATCTAATGAAGCGGAAATTCTAATAGGTAAAAAGTTGTTTTCCAATCCCCAAAGGTATTCATTCTCTTGTCTTAGGTCTGATATAACTAACTTATCTGTTCCTACTAATTTCTCTATATCTTTTATCTTTCTCTCCATTTCATCTATCCAAACATTTTGGTTTAAAGACCGAAATCCTTCTCCTATGGATTGTAACAATACTCTATCTTTATCTTTCATATCGAAGTACTGATTAGCTATCGTATAAATAGCTCCAGCAAAAGAAACCTTGGTGTACCCATACTTACTAACCAAGTAGTCTGCCACTGTATCTTTACCACATCCTGGGCTAGGTGAACTTAACATTATTCTCATATTTTATTCTCCTATTCTTTTTAAATCATCAATTTGGTAAGCCTTGTCGTCTCCTTTTACATATACCAAGTTACCGAGTCTAGCAAAAACTTTTAGAACTGTATTTATCGAATACTTTTCCGTACCCTCTCTAAAAACAACAGAGTCTCCTATATTTATTCTCATATGACTCCCCCTTTCACTTTTCATTAACTCAATAAATGAGAAACTTCCGATACTACTTCTCTCATAGGTCTTTACAAAAGATGCTATAAAAGCTTTACTAACTTTCTTAATCTCCACCGCACTTGGCGGAACGTCTAATATAAATTCTTTGTTTGAAGAAAGTAGGCTTAACGCAAATGTTAAATTCAATTGATTGTCTCCAAAATCAAAGAAGTCATCCACCTCCTGTTTTTCTTCTTCTGTTATTAATTCAGTGCAGAAAAAATTGACTTTCTTTCCACATAAAATCTCTAACTCAAATGTTAATAAATAACTATAATTCATATATTACCTCCTATTTGTATTTTCTATCTTAATTATATTATACCATTTAAGTAAAAGAAAGTCAAGGTTTTTCTTACAAAAGTTAACTATACTTTTCACTTCTCATTTCTAATTTTCCATCATCTGTTATTTTTTCAATTAAATAAACTAAACTCTGCTTTGTCCTAGAATAATCTTTTCCCCTAAAAGTGGTTTCGCTTGACCTATATCCAGTAATCATAACTTTATTGCCCCTACTAAAGAAACTACTATCTATAATAGAGTTATTCTTTTTAACTTGTCTATCGTAGTATGCAAAATCAGAGCCTTTAAACTTTACAGTGACAACTCCACTTCTAGTTAATATTTGAGTCATATGTTTATTCTTACTTCTGCTAAGGCAAGTTCCAATTATTGTTGATAGGTGAAATACTGGATACTTGTCTTTCCAATAAAACTTCACAGGTTTTATTTTTAAGTCTTTAAATTTATCCACAAATGGATAATATTCATAGTTTATATAGTCTAATTCATTGTCTGTGGCGTAATAAGATATAGAATCCATCTCCCATTTACCTATTGTACCTTCAGTATAATGAGATGCTTCTTCTTCTATTATGATTTTATTATATTCTTTTAAAAGTTCTTTTTCATTCTCTTTAATAAATTTTCTTAACTTGTCTGCATCTTTTTTATAGGTAGACTCAAAAACTGATGACTCTACTAAATACTTATCTTTCTTGTAAACAACCTTTAACTCTGGATGTTCTGTGTTTAAGAATTCAATCATCATTTCTTGTAAAGGAAAGTATTTTTTACTACCTATTTTTATTTCTTCGTTTGAATGTAATATTTTTCTTAAATACCACATAATTGAACTATTCTTAACTTTTGTATTACTAAAAAACTTAGCATTAAATAGTCCAGCCATATTCCTTAAAGACAAGGCAGTTTTTACTTTTGCTTTTCCAGCAATATAATCCATTAATAATTCTCTTCTGTCTTTTTCTTCAATATTCCTGAAAGCATTAGACTTAATCAAGGATATATTTTTTCTCTTTGATGGTTTTATTCTTTTATAAAAGTCTCCATAGCTAGTGTATGGTCTACTCTCTACTATTTCAGTAACAAGGTCATCACCAACGTAAGACATTCCTTTTAGTCCAAATAATATAACTCCTCCATCAAAGTCTGGGGTAAATACATATCCAGATTTATTGATGTCTGGAGGTGCTATTGTTATTCCAACTTGCTCCATATTACTAATTGCCACAGCTACTTTACCATAATTAGAAGATGTGTTCTTATCTCCATCTTGGTCTATTGCACCACTTTCAACTGTTAAACAAGCTGAGTTCCAAGCTAAGTCATTGTACTCATATGTTAAGTTTAAAATTTGTAAAGCTATCATAGAATAAGGTAGAGTATGATTTCTGCTGAAACTATCATGTTATTCCCACATTTTTGTGGGCATGGACTAACTCTTTAAAGTTTAATATCTTTATATCTAAATCCATAACCCCAAGCACTCTTTCTGTTTCCTTTCAATACTTGAGATATATAACCATTATCTTTTTTATTAAAATAGGGATAAACATTACTAACATTTTTAAACACTTTGAGTATCTCACCAGTTTGTAAATTATACATTTCTACAGTTTGATTTCTCAATTTTACGCTGTCTACGATACTCTTTATCACCCTAGTATCATTGGAAAATCTTCATTGAAATCCATTGTAGTTCTTTATACCATAGGTGCAACAATGACTAATTGACCTTTCGTTTAAGTCAAGTTCTTTTGCTGCGTTAGTCATACTGGGGAACTCTTCCATAAATTCTCCACGTAGGTTGTATCGAGAAACAGGTTTCCCTAACAAATCATGGCTAGAAGCGTGTTCCATATTTTCTTTACTGGTCACTAACTCCAAGTTACTGTTGTCGTTGTTATTTTTATCACAGTCAATGTGATTAACTTGTAAACTAGTGTCTCAATGTTTTCCATATGCTTTTACTACAAGTCTGTGAATATACTTGTAATAGATATTCCCATCTACACTCAGTGCGACTAGATGATACCCAGTTGGTAAGAACTTGTGTTTAATTACTTTATTAGTTTTCGTGTTTATAACTTTTCCTTTTTTGCTAATTTGATACTTGGTTTTTTTATTTTCTATAAAAATACTTCTCATTAGAATCTTCTCCTCTCTAATAAGATATTAAACTTTATCCACTGTTTGGAGAATAGGAATTTCACCTAAACTCTACTTCCCTTGCGGGAATAGTCTCTACACTCGCTTTCGCTAGCACGGGATTGTCATATCCATAAATGGACTTAGATTTCCCCGTTAGCACTAAATTAATAGTACACCCTATATTTATAGGTTAAGTGGAATGGGCAATTTTATTTACCCAAGTTGAGGAACTACACAATGATTCCATACGTAATTTATTATTTCCTCTCTTGCTCCAGTTCTTTCTTTCGCTTTATCGAAGTAATCTTCCTTTAACTTATCTATTAATTTAGCTTTCTTCTTTGCTATGGCTTTTCTAGCCTTATGTGCTTCTACAACAGTAAAGCCAGATATGGATTCGTCCATTAGGATTTCCATAATGTCTTCTTGTGTAGCCGCAATGCCGTAACTTTTATCTAAGTGTTTTTTCATTGTCATTATTTCATCTTCATTTAAGCCTTGTAGGTGCATTTCTTCATACCAAAGACTTATATCTTTTCTAAACTTAATAAACTTATCTAATGGTTGAATACTCCCTCCACTAGATGATAATCTCATTAATGAGTTTGCTGTTGCCATCTCTACCAATGAATGAGGTGCTACTTCTCTTATAGCTTTAGAACCTACCATTGTATCAAATTGGAATAGAGAAACAATTTCACCTTTCGCAGCTTTATCCCACATTTCTAAATTGTCATATTCAAGAACAGCAGGAGATAAATATTTATCGTAAGTCTCTCTTAGTGTTTCTTGTCTTTCCATCGCACCGTTGGTGATTAAATGGTTCATAGTTATTCTAATCTTATCTAGAATTTTTACAGTTAAGAAGTCAAATTTGACTCCTCCCATAAAGTCTGAATCTGACATGTCAAACTGAGTTGTAGGAACGTCACTCGGAGACATCATTAAAGCATTCCTTTTGTAATAAGGTTCATTGTATATATAAATACCAGAGGCATGTATACTTCTCTTATCTATAATTCCTTCGAATGCTAGTATCGTCTCCTGTAATTTTTTATCTTCATATTCCCCCAACTTAGACACAAACTCTTGTTGGACTCCTCTTTCCTTTTCTTTATTGCCGAATATAACGTCTGCTAATGGTCAGTTAGCACCTCTCTCCTCTGGAACCAATCCAGTTAAGTATAGTGCTTCTGACTCATCAATACCTAAACCACGACAAGCAGATGTTATACTACTCCTAGAGCCAATTGTTCCAAAGGTGGCTATGTTTAATACTCTATCTTCTCCGAACTCTACATTTAAAGCCTTAAGTATTTGACCTCTCTGTGACTTTTGTGAATCCAAGTCAATATCCATAATGTCTGGTCTGTCTTTGTGGATAACATGTTATTCCTACATTTCTGCAGGCACGGACTATATCTTATTCTTGGGAGAGAATAATATTGTAGTATCTTCCTTTTTTTATTCCACGTTCTATTCCTTTTCTAATGCTTTCAATCGTATTAGCCTTTATTGGATATTGGATTTTCTTTAAATATCTTGCACCATTTTTGTAAGACTTGAACTTTTTAGTTTCGCCACTCGGAAACTTCATGGTAAAAGCATTCCCGAAATGTGTATTTGCACCATATAGGTCGATTCCTGATTCTCTTACTCTGGAAGAAACACTACTATAGTCTATCCCAAAATAATTACCAACCTTCCTACAGCTTTTTAACTCCAAATACTTATCGATAATTTCTTTGTCTGAATAAGGAATTCTTTTTGCTTTTAAATGTCCTCCTGTAGTAGCGTTATACCCATAATTAAAAGAGTTATACTTATTTATATAGTGTTTCTCTCTTTCATCCATTTTATCTTTGTTAACTTTCTCCAATAAAAGTATTTTAAAGTTTTTTACACCATATTTATTTATTGCATGATAGAGAGGCATTGTTTTTATCCTCATCATTCTTGATTCACTGACATGCTCTTTAAATCTATCTTCTATTGGTTTTATTGTCTGTCCTATATATACTCTATCATTTACAAGATTGGTTATTAAATATATGTTTCCCATAACTCATCTCTTTTCTTTTCTTATTTCATCTCTCCCAAGATTCTCGCACTTCAAATGGAAGTCAAATCCACCTTACTAATTAGTCTCTACACCTTTAATTAAACTTGGCACGGTATTGCCATATTGCTTTTCACAACTTAGGTTTCACCGTTAGCACTAAACTAATAGCACACCTGCTGACTAAACAGTTCACGAAATTTTTTACTATACCTCACGGCATAGGGAAGCCTATCTGTCTTTGTTGACCTCCACCAAGGAATATCCCATTTTAAAGGGTTTATTTGTATTATGTCTATCAAGTAATTTATTAACAATCCTGTTGCTGAACCTCTTGAAGGTCCTACAAGACTGTCCCCCTCTTCCCACATTATTTCAACTAATCTCTTTGTTGTCAATAAATAATTAGCCATATTCTTACCAATTCTCTCACTCGTTCCGAGTATATGTTCTAGTTCTACATCCACTCTTTGTAGTACTTCTTCTGTTGGTTCAATATCTTTTTTACTCTTTATTCCTCTCAACGTATGATAAATTAGAGCCTTATCATATCTGTCCTGGCTATTTAAGTATCTAGTAATGTATTTATACCCCTTAAACATTTCTTTTGTCTTAGAGTCAAATTCGTGGTCTTCAACTGGAACTTTGGTTATATCTACTGATTGAGCCAGACTAATATTCTGACATTGCTCTCCTATAATCAATGTGTTTCTAAAGCATTCGTCTATTTCTTCTTCTGAAATGTGATTGTGCATTATTTCTTTTATCTCTTCTTCTGACATCATATAGGTAAAACCATAAAAGGCATCGACTTCTCTCTCTCCTTCTTGAGATTGTAAGAAAGCTCTATGAATACTTCTATCTTTTTTTGACAGATAATGAGAGTCAGTAGTTATTATACTCTTAATGTCTTTTGAATCTCCTATTGATTTTATCATTCTATTTACCATAGTTTGTTCCTCTGATGTTGATGGTTGTAATTCAAAAAAGAAATTATCTTTTTCAAAAGTATTGATACACCACTTAATAAACTTCTTAACTCTATCTTGAGCTACTGATTTTTCTATCTCACCATTATACATTCCCATTAAGGTATTAGGCAAAAAGCCACCTAAGCAAGCTGTTGTAGCCATTAAGTGACCTTTGTTTATACCAATAATTTCTTCTATTTGGGAATAAGTTATTGGAACTCTTCTCATTCCTCTATCATAGTAAGAATTGGTCCAAGCTTGAGATGATATCTTTTTTAATTGCTCATAACCGATTTCATCTTTTGCTATTAATATAAAATGATAATACTGTTGATTGTTTCCTAGTGAATCTATTAAATATATTTCATCTCCAAAAGCCACGGTAAAGCTCTCATCTATAACTCCTTCTTCTACTAACTTGGTTCTATATTTATCTGCCTTTACATGTGAGCTTAATACCTCATGGTCTGTTATTGCTAAACCACTTAATCCTAGCTCTACTGCCCTATCTATTAAGTCTGTAACTTTATTTGTAGAGTCTGCTAGTCTTAAATTGGAATAGTCTGTATGGTTGTGTGAAGAAAAATAATTCACTTATACCTCCTTTTCTTTTTTTTCTTATCTTATACATATATTATACCATTATTTTATAATTTTTACAATACTTTTTTCTTAAAAAACGAAAGAGTTACTTGCTTCTATTTCACACTCATCTACAATAATTTGAGGAGTAACCTTGCCATTCCACTCATTTGTGTTTGGCTTACCTATTAAACTAATTTCAAGAGAATTACCGTCTGGTATATTTGCAATTATTTCTTCTGCTCTAAACATTATATATTCAACACCGTTAAAAATAATCTTTATAATATTAGATTTCTTTCCGATTAGTTGTAGCTCTGATGCGTCTATTTTAATATTAGATACCATAATCTTAGGCTCTCTCAATCTAGTTCCCCAAAGGTGCTTCATATCATTTAATTTAAAGATGTACTCACTACTTACTTCAGTGGAGTCCATTAAGAAATCTATACTGAATACTTTCTCAAAATCGTAGTCCTTTAATAATTTATTACTTAGCTCTTTTAATGGTTCTACATTTTCTGGTTTTATACAAGTTCCAAATGCTGCTTGATGCGTATCAATCTTATGTTTCCATAAGTACAGACTATTTCTTACCTATTAAACATAGGTACACCCTTTTCGAAATACGTATCAATAGTATTTCTACTCTCCTATTAAGGAGATAGTCGTTACAGGTTCTTATTATCGTATTGGATATTTTCTATTTTTATCTTTTCAATTCTGCCCATTATTTATTGCAGTGACTGTAGTCCTACTTACTTTGAGTATATTACTTATTTCTTTCTGAGTTAATTGCGTACTCTCCAACTTAAATTTAATTTTATCTGCAATCTTTTTTCTTTTGGAGTATCGTGTCTCTCGCAATGGATAAATTAATTCACTGTCGTATCTCATTATACCTTGATTAATTCTATTGATTGAACCACGACTATCATAACTACTTTTTTTGAATATTTCTTTAATAGTCAATTTACTTTGAATTAGCTCTTTTTGTATCCGCTCTATTTCTTCGTCCAAGACTTTACAGTGAATGCTATCTTCTCCAGAGTGGATTGGGGGTTCTTCTCCGCCTTTAGTAATATTATAACCAAGAGGAACCAAGGAACTGTAAAATAATATAAAGTCTCTTTCTTTTTTATTGTAATCTTCATATTCTCCGATAACAGTAAAGAGGAATTCTTCTTCTCCGTACTTCCTTAGAGCACTATAGAGGAATTTAGTGTCTCCCGCCCTTGCTCTTCTTTTATGTTCTTTCCACCTTTCTTCAGGTCTGCTTGACTGACCTATATAAGTTTTTCCGTTTGCTTTATTCTCTATCTTATAAATGTATTTACTCAAATTGAAATTTCCTTTCTTTTTTCTTTTGTCGTGTACGATATTAAGCTTCCCACGAGATTGCCATATTGCCGAAGCAACTTAGGTTTCCTCGTTAGCTTTAAATTCTTAATTAAAACCCCGTTGATTAACGGTAAAAGTGTATTAAGGCTACAAACTGCGACCTTCTGCGTACTCTACTAGACCAGTATTGTTTAAGTACTTCTTAAATTCATTCAATTTTGTTCCAGACGGGCATCTGCCACTACCATAGAACAAACCGTCTTCTTCATTCTTCAAAAGTATTAGAGTTGGTCTATTATATTTGTCTTGTATTTTATTAGCAACTAATCCAGTCATAGACCGCTCAATCACATTAGTTGCATTTAAGATTATAACTTTATTTCCCAATTGGTCTTTCTCAACTAACTGTGTTAATTTTTTCATACCATTAGTTTCTGCCTTCTTTTGTCTTATCTTAATATTGCCTGCTATTCTAGCCATTTCCTTTTCGATGAATACTAGTTGTCCTTTGTTGTTCCTACCAGAGCCTATCACCTTACTACCGTCTAGTATGAATGCTTTAAACATCATAGTCTTCTCTTGCATATTTCCAAGTCTAATGACAGCATTTATTAATGGAGCTATATAGAACATTATATCTATTGGATAAACATTGTCGCCCAAAGAGTAGCTCTTTTTCTTTATTAATGCCTTGATGAATAAGTTTCCTTCAATATCATCATTCATTAATTTTACGCCTCTTCTGACTATTACAATATTATCCCTCAACCTCATGTCCATATTATCTGAGGCTATTCCTAATGCTGCTAAATCGACTAATTGTTCTGAGAAATTAATACTATTTACGTCATCTAGTGCTTGACAAAATTTAAATGCAACTCCAGCTCCACTTAAGAATTTATTGTTGTAGTCTGGAGACAACTGGTTATTAACTACCATTGCGTATTCAGATTCTTTACTTGCTTCATGATGGTCTAATATAATAATACTTGTACCAGCGTCTGAGAGTTCTTTATGCTTTTTATATTGACTACTACCTGCATCTGGAATTATTACTAAGTCATACTCTTTCATCTCTTCCAGCTCTTCTCCATCTGGTAGTCCTACTTCTTTATTCTCGTGTATAAAAAAATCCATATCAGTAAGATTATAGACTTTATATAAATACTTTCATATGATAGACGCTGAAGTATAACCATCAACATCACTGTCTACTACTATCATTACTTTTTTGTCACCTTGACTAAGTTGCTTATCTAAGAACACAGATGTTTCTCTAAGATTCTTTAGTCTATACTTATCTTCTTCATAATCTACACTTGTTTCTTCTCTACTTAAAAATATGTTAACGTCATCTGGACTTACTCCCCTTTTTAAAAGTAAATCTTCTTGAATAGAACTAGAAAGTCCTACTAAATTATCTAATGAAAATTGCATTTAATCACCCTTCTTTTTTTTCTAATTTAACATTGGAAAAACTCCAATGGATATATTCAGTCAATACTTTCTTCTGGAATATTGAATTCCAATCCTTGCGCTTTGTAAACATTCTGTCCAGTAAATAGATAATCCTCCGCAACACCTATCCATAAGAAATGGAAGCTTTTACCATCCATCTCTACCATAGACTTAGATAGTCCTTTAGTGATTTTTGGTCTATAAATTCCTTTCATATTATCAGCTCCTAAATTCTAATTTTTTTATGGTATAGTTCTTCGAAGACTTCTTTACCTCCATCTATTGGAGATTGTTTTCTTCTTAGTAGTTCATGTTCATCAACCATTATAAAGACAGTAAAATAAGGCTTTAAAAAGTTTGCTAGTTCAAGCATATTTTCAAAACATTCAACTCCTTCATCTGAGTAAAAGTCTGTGTAATCTTTGTCTAAAGCCAAAACAACCCTATCTACATTTAAATGTAATAATAATTTTATCTGCTGACTACTTATCTTTTTTCCAGCCATGGCTAAAGTAAAGTTATTGTTTGGGTAAATCGTTTCTGCTTTTAGAACACTTTTTTCTGATTCAAAAATTACTGCTTGCCTTAAGTTACGTATTACTTTTTTATTCCTATATATGCCATAGAAGTTCATGGAGGTAGGATGTGAAAAAATCCTCTCTTGTATCGTCATAGGCATGTATTTATATCCGTCATTGATTTCACTTTTTCTAAGTGCCCTACCTCTTATCCCTATTAGATTATTATTTATATCGTAGTGGGGAATAACTACCCTATTATCTGTTATTGAATATTTTATATTAAACTTCTTCATTGAGTCTACAGATATTCCCTCTTTAAGCCATCCTTTATAGAAGGCATCTTTGTAAAAATTTAATGTGTGACTAGGTATTTTTTTAATTACCTGTATTTCTTCCTTGCCATCTTCCATTGCTCTTTTGTACTCATCTATGAAATCTCATGTAAATTGTGTGTCTCTTTCTCTCTTTTTCTCTATGCCAAAACCCAAGTTTACAGTTGTATGATTTACAACATATCCTATAGATTCTTCTAAACTTATTTTATATCCCCTGTACCACATTGTATCTTGTATTAATCCATATATATCATACGCATCTTGACCTCCTGTATAACACTTAAAAATCCCAGTTTCAAAATAATAATACAACTTATAACTCATCTTATCACCTGGGTGGTGGTGACACACTGTTTGAAAAATAAGACTATCTTTCCTTCTTTGGGGATAACTACTACCCAAGGATATTAAAACATCAATGATGTCATCCTCAGTTAGCATGTCTCTTATATCTTCTTTCATTTCAAAGAACATTTAAGCACCTCCCACTTAAAAGGTTTCGCTAGGGACATCCTCTGTACCCTGTTGTCTTTTTTTCTGTTCATTCTCAATAGTTATTACTGTTGACTTCATTGGTATTAATTCATATTTCGAATTAGTGACAAATAAGTCAGTTATTCTACACGTTCCCAAGTCTGCTATCGACCATAATTTTACACCTTTATACTTAGAACGTCTGTTTTTGTATACATGAAACACTATATTAGGCACTTCTAAGAAATTCTCGTCTAAGATGTGGGATATAGCTTTAATATCTTTTTCTGTTGGTTCTAAAGCAATGATTCCAACATCAATCTTCGTTTATACCGTCACTTTCGTGATATTTAATACGGACTAGACTATATCTGCACCTCCCTAGATGGGAGGGACTGGCTCTTCGTAATAAGGAATTACACCTTAAAACTACTCCCTTTATTGGCTGGGATAGTCGTTACACCTTTAACTAAACTTGGCACGGGATTGTCATAGGATTTCTCCCTTAGAGTTTCCCCGTTAGCACTAAATTAATAGCACACCTTACATTTGTAAGTTCACCAGTACCTAACTACGTCATTGCTGACATAGACGACTCTAGTTTACTTTTTATTCGCATAGATTTATAATATTTTCTATCGAGCTTAATTGGTTCATTGTCGTATATACTGTTTACAAAGGATAGTATGTCTAATTGACCTCCGAACTTTAACTCTCACACTTTACCTTGGGATAACAACTTTACTTTTAGACCAAAGTGCTCTTTTATAACTTGTAAGAAGTCTTTTGTTCCAATGATTGAAATCTTAAATCCATTACTCTTACCATTAGTAGAGATGCTTCCGTCTCCATCAAAATACCCTCTAATAAAATCATTCATATATTTTGAAGGAACTTGTTCCTTTGATGGAAAATTTAATATTAAAGACTTTCTTTCTACACAGCCAAGAGAAATTAAATCTTCCACTATCTCAATAGAATAAATTCTAATTTCTGCGTATTCAGTAATAACGCCAAAAGAATCTTGCTCTCCAGTTGTAACTTTTTTATTAGTTTTAATAAAAGTTGCAAATTTCTCTAGGTGTTTTTTATCTCTAATACTTAGTCTTATTCCAGTGGTTCTTCCGCTTACAAACCCATCTGCGTATAAAAATCCTAATCAGTAAGCCTTTTCTCTACTATTAATCACCTTAAAGGTGTTGTAGTTATAATGGTATTTCGTTGGAACCTTGTTGTTCATTTTAACATCCTCTTCTTTTAAAATTCTTTTTACGACAATTCTTGAGAATGGAAATAGCTTTGCAATCTCTCTAGTGCCTTTTCCAGTCTTGTACATTTTTACTATTTTTGTTCTTTCTATGCTACTTACTTCTATTTTTTTCAATTTCAACACACCTTTCTAAGATGCGAATAAAAAGTTATTCAAATCTGCCATTGATTTTGCTCCCCTAAGTAGGTTTTGTGTAGCTTGGTCTACTTTATCCCAGTCGCCATTAACTTGCGTAGCAGTATATATAAAGACTCCTAATTCATTAGCTATCTTCTTCAATCTACTTACAAACATCAACAGAACATTATCT